GGACACACAGCTAGCGGCCTACCTACTCAGTGGTCAGCGTCATTTATATGCATCACTGGATGAACTAACTAAGGAATATGTTGGTGCACATGCACTGAAGGATGACAAGATCAAAGCCTATTGGAAGGCTGGCATTGATACACCCCATATTCCCCGTGAAGAGTTGATGGACTACTTGAAGGGTGATGTAGAGAACACAGTGTTAATCTTTGAGCAACAGTGGGCAGAAGCAGAAGGCTTGGACATTCTACCTTTGATGTTCACACAAATGGACGCACTACGTGCAACCATTGAGATGAATAGAAACGGTATGCGTGTTGATTGGGAATATGTACATGCACAACGTGACTCCTATGACATTATGTTGAAGGCAGCGCAACTTCTAGTTGCACAAGAAGTACCTGACCTAGACACAGCTAGCCCTAAGCAACTATCCCTATATTTCTTTGGGGGTGATGAGAAGTATAAGGAGAAGGTAGATGATGGATTTTATAAGAATGGTAAACCAAAAACTAAAACGGTGGAGAGCATTCGGAGAGTTATTGGCAAGTATGCCCCTGCGGGGGAGCTAGGCAAGGGTGGCTATTACTCAACAGATGATGCAGTGTTGAAAGAGTTAGCAGCGGGTGGTGACACAGTGGCACAACAGCTACTAACAATTCGTGAATGCAGCAAGATTAAGGACACCTATTACGAAGGACTCATTGGATTACGATTTCCAGACGATAACATCTATCCCAACCTCAACCATTGTGCAACTAAGACAGGGAGATTGTCAGCCACTAACCCTAACCTACAGAACCAGACAGAGACAGGTGATGTTAAGCGAGCATACGTTAGCCGTTATGGAGACAACGGTAACATCTTGGAGCTTGACTATAGCCAGCTAGAGATGGTTGCGTTAGCCTACCTAGCTAATGACGTAACACTCATTGATGATATTAATAACGGTAGGGACATGCACCGTGAACTCTACAAAGGAATGTATGGTCGATATCCAACTGACAAAGAACGGAAGCCCTTTAAGCGTTTTAGCTTCTTGCTCGTATACGGAGGAGGAGTTACTACACTTATGGCGCAAAGCGGTTGTGATAGAGCAACTGCTAAGAAATTTATTAACACATTCTACACACGATACACAGGAGTTAAAAAATACCATGAAGAAATAGTTGCAATGGCAGAGAAGGGTGCTGTGGTTAGTTATGACCCGGATAAGAGTGGGCCACAATATACCTACTTTCACAACAGCCCAACAGGGCGACACTACATCTTTAACAAGTATCCCAACGAATACAAAGGAGGTCTGTCATTCAGTCCTACCGAGTTAAAGAACTGGCCTATTCAAGGCTTTGCTACAGGGGATGTTGTCCCTATGATGGTTGGCATTTTGCTACGCAAGCTGGAAGATGCTAAACTAACACCAGATGTGAAACTAGTAATGACTGTGCACGACTCTGTGGTACTTGATGTACCTATTGACAAATTAAATGAGTGTGCTATATTGGCTAAGCAAACACTGGAGGATGCACCTAAATACATGAAGAGTATTTTCAACATTGATTTCCCATGCCAACTAGGTGTTGGTGTGGATGCTGGACTAAACTGGCAAGACAAAATTGTTTTACTAAAGGAAGATAAATGAGCTATATCATCGAGAACATCACGACTAAAGAAGTTACTACTAAGTTTGGCCCTAAGCCAGCGTACACAATCACAGCAGGTGGCGAACGATTCAGCTATGGCTTTAAGAAGCCTATGTTTGCAATTGGTGATGAAGTTGACTTTCAATATACCGAGAACACCTATGGTAAGAACGTTGACCTAGCATCTGTTCAAATGCTTAAGAAGTGTACAGGTGCACCTACCCCTAGCGCATCACCAGCTAGCCCCGTTAAAGCACCATACAGCCCTCCTAGCAAGGTGTTTCCAATCCCTCTATTGCATGGTGATCGTGCCATTGTTCGACAGAACTCCATTACAAATGCTACTAAGGCAGTGTGTGATTTTTCAGGTGCAGATGGGCCTGAAGACATTGACTCATATGCAGAAATGATTATTGCAGTGGCACGTAAGTTTGAAGCATACTCATGCGGTGATTTGGACGCTATGGCAGCAGAGAAGTTGGTTACAGAATGAAGAACATCACAACGCTAGTAGAAGATATTTACAGTGTTGTTAGCGGGGGCCAAGCCCCTGCTACTAGTAACAACAAGGTAGATGTAAGCTATGACAAGTGGTTTACCCCACGAGATAGGGAGCGTGAGGATAAAATCCTTTACTTCTCAGAAGTTGGTGACCCATGTGCACGTAGACTATGGTACAAGTACAACATGCCTACAGTTGCTGAGAAGCCTGACGGTCGTGCCTTACTCAAATTCTTTTACGGAGACATTCTAGAAGAGTTGGTATTGAATGTAGCAGAGGATGCAGGGCACACGGTAGAGAAGAAGCAAGAGCGAGTTATCTATGACATTGGTGATGGTTGGTATGTACGGGGACGCATTGACGCTGTGATTGATGGTGCAATGGTTGACGTTAAGAGTGTTACTAAATATTCTGAAGAGAAATTTAAGAACAACTTAGTCGATGACCCCTTTGGATATTACCAACAACTTAATGGCTATGCTACTTCTCTTAATTATAATGATGCTGGCTTTCTCACTATCCAGAAAGAGCTAGGACATGTAAACTACTATCCTATTGAGGTGAACAAAGGTTTGTTTAAGATGCAAGCTGAACATGCCGCAGAGACTGCTTCATTGTCCAGCCCTAACAGCATCAAACGACTAGACCCTGTTCCAGCCAGTAAGACCAGTAAGAACAAGAAGTTGTGCACCAGTTGCAGTTATTGCAACTTCAAGAAAGAATGTTTTCCAGAGATGCGTACATTCTTATATGCCAGTGGCCCAGAGTTTTTAGTTGAAGTGGTAGATGTGCCACGAGTTATGGAGATTACCAATGCAAGTAATTAAAGAGGGTTGGGTGCTTAAGCACAGAATACTGTTAGGGGAGTTTATGTGTACACAAAACACAAACACTCCTAAGATGTATATATCAGAGAAGAGTGCTATTAGTAGCGCCAAGTATCATGCCGAATACAGTAACGATGGTGTTAATGTATACAAACCAGTGAAAGCTTTTATTGTTGTAGAAGGAGATAGTGATGCAATTCCGTTTTGAATGTGTTAAGCATAGCGAACTAGAAGATAATGTGTTCGCAGGTGTTGAGTTCCCAACTGATCTACGTGTAGTGTTTGAGTTTGAAATGGATGACGCAACACGATGGGACAATGTGCTGTTGCAGTTTGCTAAGTTTCTAGATGCTACAGGGTATGTTGGTGTCTATGATAAAGTTAGTAAACGCATTGACGAAGATTGGGAATGCATTAATAAACTTTTAGAGGAAGATGATGAAAATATTAGTAATCCCGGATTGTCAGATTAAAGAAGGTGTATCTAGGGAGCATCTACCTTGGGTAGGTAAGGCAATTGCTGATTACCGTCCTGATGTAGTTGTTAACTTAGGTGACTTTGCTGACATGCCCGCATTGTCCACACATGACGTTAAAGGTAGTAAATACTTTGAAGGTTTACGGTATAAGAAAGATGTAGAGGTTACTAAGGTGGCTATGCAAGAGATGCTAGCCCCATTGAGACAGCTACAGAAGGTGCAGAAAGACACCAAACACAAAGTATATAAGCCCCGTATGGTGATGCTAATGGGTAACCATGAGAACCGCATCAACCGTGCAGTTAATAATAACCCCACCTTGGAAGGCTTAATATCTACAGCCGACTTAGGTTACGAGAAAGATTGGGAAGTACATGAGTTCCTCCATCCTGTTTTTATCAATGGTGTTGGTTTCAACCACTATTGGCCTGTTGGAGCTATGGGCAGGCCCGCTGGTACTGCTAGTGCTATTATTAGTAAGCTCCATATGTCTTGCGTTGCTGGTCATCAGCAAGGGAAGCAAGTAGCCTACGGTAAACGTGCAGATGGTAAATCCATCTGTGGTATAATTGCGGGGAGTTATTATCTACACGATGAGAGTTACATGGATCAACTATCCAATAAACATTGGCGAGGTTTGGTTATGCTCAACGAAGTAAATGATGGTCACTTTGACGAGATGTTTTTATCAATTGAATATTTAGGAAGACGATATGGTCAAGATCAAACACCACTCACGTAAGTTTTTAAATAAATCTACAGGGGTAGCGGCAATTGAAACAAACATTGATACTACAGAATGGTGTGGTGGTGTAGATGGCTCCATCGCACTTACAGATTGTAACAGGCACATTAACCTAGACTTCAGCGTCTATGACGTTAAAGACTTGGACACAAAGATTGCTAAACTACACTTGTTACTTGATGAGATTAGTAAGTTTCGAGATGTATACACAGCCAACTACGATGCCATTAAGGAAGACATTGTTAAGCGGGAGCAGGAGCGTAAGAAGAAGTTGAAGAAGGCGGATAAGAATGAATTACAATGACAAGCTATGGCAAGTAAAGCAATTCATTGAGGAGAACTTTGATGACCCTGTAGAGTTAACCACTGCACTAGGTTTATCAGTAGATGATCTAGTGCAGCTTCTACCAGATGTATTAGTTGCTAACTACCACAAATTCTTTCAAACAAATGAAGACACAGAAGACCTTGAAGAAGACGAGCCGCACGACCTTGGAACTGGAGAAGATTGGGAAGAGTAAACGAGCCATTGTTATTAATAATGAACGACAACGTGATTGGGCACAGGAGCTAGTAGATTATGAGCAAGGTAAAATTGATTTGGAGTACACCGGAAGGGGAGGATTTAGTGGCGTACATGGCACGAGTATCCAACCCTGAGAACCAAGACAACAAAGAGACAGCAGGTAAGTTGGTTAAGTACCTTGTAAAGAATAAGCATTGGTCGCCGTTAGATATGGTGGACATGTGTGTAGAGATTGAAACTACACGAGACATTGCCCGACAAATATTACGACACCGAAGCTTTTACTTTCAAGAGTTTAGTCAACGTTACGCAGAGGTACAGGGGTTTGAACGGTCAGAATGCCGTATGCAAGATGAGAAGAATAGGCAGAATAGCCTAGAGTGTGAGAACCCTGATCTTGAAGTGTGGTGGCACAGAGCACAGCAACGAGTTATTGACGATGCTGAGTTTCTTTATAAGCAAGCGTTATCCCGTAACATTGCAAAAGAAGTTGCACGTAAAATTCTACCAGAAGGGTTGACAATGAGTAGGATGTACATGAAAGGTACATTACGTAATTGGATTCACTACTTAGAAGTACGTTGTGACGCAGCTACACAGAAAGAACACCGAGAGGTGGCGTTACTAATAAAAGAGCAGCTACTTAAATGTTATCCAACAATGGAGTATTTATGGAAGACTTGACAAACATGATTAAACCTGTTGTCCATTTTGTAGGGAAGGCTAGGTTTGACAACATGATGTACGACACGGAAGTTGCTCATGTGTACGGAGTAGATCATCCAATATTGGGACGAGATAAGATTCGTACCAGCACTGTGCTTAAGAAGTTTAGTGATGGTAGTTTTGAAACCCGTAACACCATCTATAGGCCGCTCAAGGAAGACCCACTACAAAAGATGGCAGACAATGCCCGGGAGTTAGGGTTAGATTATGACACTTGAGCATCTTATTGTAGGGGCTACAGGGATTGGCTATCTAATCGTAGGTGTGCTACAATGGAGCAAGGGCGAAATGTCTAATGGTATGATTTGGACAGGGTATGCCTTTGCACAGATAGGGTTGTGGTTGAACCTAAAATGAGAAGTACAAACGTAAGTAAAATTATTTCAGATATGGAGAAACGTATGATTAGTGAAATTGATATTTCAGACATGAAAGCACTATATGACATGGAATATGGTAAACATTTTAAACTTGCACCAGCAGATGTTGTCAGCGTACCACCAGCTAGTGAGGAATTTACAATGGGTGATGTATACAAATTCATGGGTATTGACGGAATGTACAGCAAATGTATTGACAGCAATGGCACTACTCATCACTTTGCCGCATGGACTAAAGTAATCCCGTGGGTGATTTAAGGAACGATGGAGAGTGGACAGAAGGCCGCTATCGCAGCTTCATTACTAGTACGCTACGTGGTGGAATGCGAAGGTGGCCCCCTAAGTGGAAAGCACTGAAAGAGGCAGAGTTAGGTAGGAAGACTAATAAGAAGTCTGGTAAACTAGCAATGCATTATAGGTGTGCTTGTTGTAAGAATGAGTATACAGCTAAGGATGTTCAGGTTGACCATATGGAGCCAGTAGTTAACCCGACTACTGGTTTTGTTTCTTGGGATGTGTACATTAACCGTATGTTCTGTGAGAAGAGTAACTTACAAGTGTTGTGTACTACATGCCATAAGGTAAAGACAAAGGAAGAAAAGAATGAATCTACGAGAGTATCAAGAGATGGCAGCAAGGTTAGCACTGCCGACAGCGTTAAACAACCAGTACCTAAGCCTAGGGCTAGTAGGGGAAGCAGGGGAAGTAGCATCCCTGTTCGCAAAAGCAGTGAGGGACAGCCAAGGGTTAGTAAACCGAGACAATCTAAAAAAAGAGTTGGGTGATGTGTTGTGGTTTGTAGCGGTGCTAGCTGAACACTACGGCATGGACATGCAAGATGTAGCAATAGGTAACATTAACAAGCTACGTAGCCGACAACAACGTGGTACATTACAAGGGAGTGGTGATGAGCGATGATGTAAATGAAGAGGAAGCATGGTTACACCATGTGATTAAAGACTTTGATTACGTTGTGTGTAGTGGTAAGTATGGCCCTCTATTTTATCCGCTACTATCTGACCAAGCTAAACTCATTATTAATAACATGCGTGAGTGTGAGATTAGAAACATGGAGGTCAAATGTCCATCGCAATTAGATTAATGGCTGGCTTTGCATTGGGGTTTGAGATTAATGCCGCCCCCGGTGTTTATGTCAGCATCTATTTTGGCATTGCAGAAATTGCATTTTATAACGAAGAGGAAATGGAAGATGATTAAACACGAAATGGGTATCTACGAAACATTCATTGCTAAGAGTCGCTATAGCCGATTCATTGAAGAAGAGAATCGCCGTGAGCATTGGCCTGAGACAGTTGACCGCTACATGAACTTCATGCATCGCCACCTCATTGGTAAGATGCATTATAAGATGAGTGCATCATTGTACGATGACTTACATTCAGCCATTCTCAATCACGAAGTAATGCCCTCTATGCGAGCTATGATGACCGCAGGGGAGGCACTAGCACGAGACAATACAGCAGGGTATAACTGTTCCTACCTCCCTGTAGATGATGTTAAGTCCTTTGATGAAGCCATGTACATCTTGTTGTGTGGCACTGGTGTTGGATTCTCTGTAGAGAGCAAGTATGTTAACAAGCTACCTGAAGTACCTACGCAAATGTTTAATAGCGACACTACTATCTCTGTGTCTGATAGCAAAGCAGGTTGGGCTAAAAGCCTACGTCAACTCATCGCCTTGCTATATTCCGGGGAAGTACCGAAATGGGACGTTACCAAAGTGCGTGCGGCAGGGGCACGCCTTAAGACGTTTGGTGGTCGAGCTAGCGGCCCTAAACCCCTCACTGAACTCTTTGAATTTGTTACTAATAAGTTTAAAGGTGCAGCGGGTAGGAAACTTAACAGCTTGGAATGCCATGACATTATGTGCAAGATTGG